GGAGATCCAAATCAGAACCTATTAACAATACAGTTTTCGTATACAATAAACAATACAGGTGAATCAGACATTGTAACACTAAGTTTAAATGGCTAACAAGAATATAACATATCTAAATAAGGATTTTACTACGTTTAAGAATGCGCTAGTAGAGTATGCTAAAACGTACTATCCTAATTCGTATAACGACTTTTCTACCTCCTCGCCTGGTACTATGTTTATTGATATGGCGTCTTATGTAGGAGATGTACTTTCGTTTTACTTAGATAACCAAACCCAAGAGACGTTTTTAGAGTACGCAAAGCAAACAAACAATCTTTATGCCCTAGCTTACATGTTAGGATACAGACCGAAGGTTACGTCTGCTGCAATAGTAACCCTAGATGTATACCAGCAAATACCTGCTTCAGGCTCCGGCTACGATCCCGATTTTAATTACGCAATGATCGTAGAAGAGGGAATGCAGGTAAGATCTAATATCAATACCTCTAACTTTTTTTACTGTCCTAATAGAGTAGACTTTAATTTATCCTCTTCAATAGACCCAACCGAGATCTCAGTATATACGACAGCGGGCGGTAATCCGAATACATACTTATTAAAGAAAAGAACTCAAGCAATTTCCGGTCAAGTTAGAACTGCTGTTTTAAATTTCGGAACTATTCAGAGATTCCCCATAAGAACAATACAGGATACAGATATCATCGAAATCATAAGAGTAATTGATCAAAGAACAGGGTACAGATGGTACGAGGTACCTTATCTAGCACAGGACTATATTTTAAAACCTGTAGCTAATACTGCCTTAGCCTACCCTCAATTATATCAAGAAGCAAATCAGGTACCTTATGTACTAGAGAAAGAAAACGTACCTTTCCGCTTTGTTTCAAGATTCACTGCAAATAATATTTTACAGTTAGAATTCGGAGCAGGTATACAAGCAATTTCAGGATCAATTCCAAATCCTTTTAATGTAGGTATAGGAACGGTGAACGGTATTGATATGTTAAATACCGCTTACGATCCCACAAACTTCGTTACAAATAATTCTTACGGAGTCGCTCCCTTCCAAACTAATTTATCAGTACAATACCTAGTAGGGGGCGGGGCTACATCTAATATTGCAGTAAACGAATTAACTAATATAGTATTTTCTAATATCACATTTCCAAACCCAACTAACCCTACTACTGAGGCTACGATAAGAACTACCTTAGCTATTAACAACAGCGTACCTGCAGTAGGAGGAGGCGATGGCGATACTCCCGAAGATATCAGGTTAAACACCTTAGCTCAGTTCCCTTCTCAGATGCGCGCAGTAACGCAGCAAGACTATTTAGGCACAGTATTAGGGATGCCGCCTAAATTCGGTCAAGTAGCAAAAGCATATGTGACAAAAGATACTGCTACCTTTGCTCAGTACTTAGTAGGGCAGCCTGGCGAAAGAGATCCTCTAGCAACTTCAATTTATTTACTTAGCTACGATACACTAGGAGCTTTTACAACTCCAGGGCCTGCTCTTTTAAGAAATATACAAACCTATCTTGAGCAATATAGAATGCTTACAGATACTATCATCCTAAAACCTGCCTATATCATAAATATTCAGGTTAATTTCGACGTAATCATTAGACCAAATTATACATCAAGAGATGTACTTGCTGGATGTCTTAGTGTATTAAGAACGTACTTTGCAAGAGAAAATTGGCAGATTAATCAACCGATAATCCTTTCCGAAATCTATACAGCCCTTGATCAGATTGCAGGAGTACAGACTGTCCAGAAAGTATCGATAAACAATATAGCAGGAACTAACCAAGGTTATTCTCAATATAGTTATGACATTTCAGGAGCAACTCTGAACGGGGTTATTTATCCTTCTTTAGATCCAAGTATTTTTGAAGTTAAATATCCAGACACAGATATTCAAGGACGTGTAGTAACATTCTAACCATGGCAGTATATCAAATATTTGCATCCGCAGACTCGACAGTATATTCAAGGTACCCGTCAAAAAATACGGGCCGAGATCCTATTCTAGAAGTATCTGCAAAAAACTCTCAAGACGGTACTAGATTCCTCTATAGAGAATCCTTAACCAATAATCCTTACTACACTTACGATCTAGCTGCAAACGGTAATTACGATACTACAGAATACTATTTTCCTGATAAGGATATAAGAAGAGCATTACTTCAATTTTCTACAGCCGATATCACAAAACTGGAGGCTTTCGCATCAGAATCAATCAGCGGGTCCTGGAAAGCAAACTTAAAGCTTTATTTAGCTTCTGCACAGAATTTAAGTACAACCTATTCCTTAGACGTCTTTGCATTATCTCAATCCTGGGCTATGGGGACAGGGCAATTTGCTCAAGTACCTGAATCGAGAAATGGAGTAAGCTGGTTATATACAGGACCGTACCAAAACTCCCCGTTATGGACACAAACAGGTAGTTCGTATATTACACTATATTCTGGAAGCCAATTCTTCGATTACATGTCCAATAAGGACATTAATATGGATATAACCGACGTAGTTGGGGGATGGTTTGCATACCCTCTACCTACAAACTACGCAACTCCGGTAGATAACTTAGGAACAGAAGGAGGCGATCCGATCATTACGGAGAATGATAATAACATAGTCGTCTCTACTGTCGGAATACCTAATTACGGTTTGATAGTTAAGCACCCGGATTATATAGAGAATAATACGTCTTCCTTTGTAGATTTGAAGTTCTTTTCAGTCGACACTCATACCATCTATCCTCCGACAATTGAATTTAAATGGGCAGACGCAGTCTACGGGCCAACAGGATCCTGGAGTCTTGCTACTAATGACCAAATCACAATTGTACTGCAAAATAATCCAGGTCAATTCAGGCAAAACGAAGTATATAAAGTAAGGACCGGGGTAAGAGCAACCTATCCTGCAAGACAATTCACTACTTCATCAGTATATCTAAATCAACTATACCTCCCGGAGCAAAGCTATTGGTCTTTGATGGACTATAAGACTAACGAAGTAATCGTTGATTTCGATACAGAGTATACAAAATTAAGCGCCGACACAACAAGTAATTATTTCACTTTATATACTAGCGGTCTAGAGGTAAATAGATTTTATAAGATTTTGATTAAAACTATACTTCAATCTGGAGAAGAAGTGATTTATACAAACGAAAACTTAATTTTTAAAGTAGTTCAATAATGGCAGAAGAAGTTAAGTTAATTAAAGAGGTGTACGGACGGAACACTTTCACTAGAGTAGTTGATACCTCTTTTTCTGAATTATATACTCCTGTTACAGCCTCTGCAGCTCTCCCTCAGCAGATAACTATCGACGAGTTTTTTGATTTGTATAATGAATTATTTTTTGATATTCCTGCAACCGGAGAATTAAACTCGCATGAGTATCTTGCCGCTAGAAGTACAGAATATTTAGGAGGCGGAGTTTTAACTGACGGGGAAAAGGCTTATATTGAAGAGATCAACTCACTTCGTCAACAACTTCTTGAAGCTAATGCAAACATTTTGAGTTTGTCTAATACAGTATAATGGAAACAGTAGACGTAAGATACATAGGATCAAACGGGCAATACCAGACTTATTCTCCCGAAGACGTAGCCCTAATAAGTACTGCACTAGTTACAGCGAACTTTGGCGGCCCTACTGACTATATAGAGTACTTTATTAAGGATCTAGGGGGAGCAGTTTTAGATAGTAATTATAATACCTCCCAGTATAATATCGGAAATCTAGTAGATCCCGTCACCGGAACTACTACAGAGCTAGTTTTAGATCCGGAGGCTGATGCTAAGAGATCGGGTTTCAATAGAGGTACTTTTAATTTAAAGTATAACTTCTTTACTAGACAGCTACTATCAGGCCCAATCCCCTCTCAAAACTTTTGGATTAAAGAAATTTCCACATCTAGAACTGAGATAAAAACCGCCAGACAGAACCTATCTAATACACAGCTCTCTGAAACCTTCGGCGTCTTTAACGCGATACTTTCCGGAGACATCTACTATCCGACCTTCTATCTAAACTTCGGTAACGATATTCAGATCATCGGAGTCAATGCCGTGTACGTAGAAGAAGACGGGATCGGTTATGTAATCTTTAAACTATACGAACCCTTACCTGCAGACTTCGATGTAAAGTCTACTTTTTGGGTAGTAACACCCGTTGCAAACCCAGCCGAATTCAACGTAACAATAAACGTTACCCCAGAAGCTGTTTCAGATACCGTACAGGTCAGAGGACCTAATTTCAAGGTTTCCGTTGATGATAGAATAGGACAAACCACCCCGTACTATAATTATTCTGATTTATTTGCAACGATAGTAACCTCTTCCTTCCAGCAGTTGAGTTCATTGATGAACGAAAAGGGAATTCAGATAAACGTAGATTATAGTGATTTAAACAATTTCATTCATTTTTCATCTGCTACAGAGAGATTATATAATTTCACCTATAAGTTACAGCAAATAGAGTCCGCCTCCTACGGCTTGACTCAAACAAATACAACACAGGCAAAGGTATCACTACAGTCACAGATTGATAGTATTATTACTAACTTTGATGGCTGGGAGTATTATATGTACTTTGACTCTGCATCTACTGCATGGCCTAAGCGGAACAATACCGCACCCTTTATCTTATATTCAGTAAGCTCATCGGAAGCCATAAACTGGCTAGGAAGCCCAAGTATAGTGCCTACGGCTAATACTATGAGCATGTACTGGTCAGCTTCGTATTATGACGATCAAAATAAAGACTGGTTAATACATTCTACACCGCAGTATATTTTAGACGACAGTGCCAACGCACCGTATCTGGTTTTCTTAAATATGATCGGTCAACATTTTGACAATATTTGGATCTATTTAAAAGACCTCTCTAACAGGTATAATGCAAATAACAATCCATTTGTCGGAATCTCTTTAGATCAAGTTTCTGAAGCAATTAAAAGCTTCGGTGTACAGTTATACACTAATACTAGTATTTCTGATAACCTCTACTATTCTCTATTAGGAATTAATCAAACCGGATCAAGACTACCTCTTACTTCTAGTACATACGCAACAATCGTACTACCTAGCAGTAGCCTCTACGCTCCAGTAGGTAGCGATTACTTAAGCGCTTCTTTATATTTACCTCCGATAGGAGAAGAAAAAATTTACAGGTATGTAGTTACTATGCCGTTTGTAGCCAACAACATGTTAGGCCTATGGAACGCAGTTAGCTCAATCTACAACACTATTACCGTATGGGGCGGTGGAACTATAACCAGAGGGTATGTCACCCCGACATTACCCGGAACTCAGATCCAAGACGAAATTTATAAACGTATCTATCATAACCTCCCCTATCTTTTAAAGACTAGAGGTACAGAAAGGGGGATGCGAGCATTAATCGCAACATACGGAGTTCCTTCAGATATTTTAGAGCCCCTAGAGTTTGGGGGATATAATTACTTACAGTATCCAGGTATACAAGAGATTTCTCAGGTTAGAATAATGACCGGAAGCGTACAGCAAATTTCAAGTAGCCTTCTGTCTCCGTGGACTACATTACAGTATTACTCTAACGATTTAGAAAAAACATCCATAACAGTACAAGCAGGATTCTCTCCCGCCGACTCAATTAATGCAAGTATTACTTCATCAGGGTACGTTACTGCATCAAACCAGCCTGGTTATTTTAATATAATGCAGCTGATTGGCGCACCCAATCTACAATACTCTAGCTCCTATTTCCCCCTTGATAAAGTAAGTAATACGTACTTCACTAATGAATATACTAGTAGATACGACGTATGGGATTTTATAAGGCTAATTAAGTATTACAATAACTCTCTATTCAAGATGATGAGAGATTGGGTACCTGCAAGAGCATCTATCGCACTTACTGCGTCTTTCGGTACTGTATTTATGAGTTCTTCTAATGATATTCAAAAATATACAGGAGAATTTAGCGGTAGTTATATTGATGTAGTAACAAATTATTTTCCGCAAGAAGAAGTATCGAGCTATATCTTTCCATGGACTTCTTCAACACCAGGAAACAACGGACTTTTCCTAACATACTCGGTCAGCCCGTTGTTCGAAAACGTATTTACCCCTGTTAGATCACAAAGGTTCTTAGATCTGGACTTTAATTCAACACAGTTCGCGCCAGTTAATTACGGTTTAATTACAAAATCGTTAGATGACACTATTCTTTACGGTAATATTACACAGAGTATGCAACCATACTCACAGTATGCTTTCGTACAAGATTACAATCACACCTTTAGACCTTACATTATACCACGCTACAGCGGCTCTTATCTATCCGGACAGTATAACACCTCTAGTGCAGGAGATATTTCGTACGGTAATGACCCTGTGATAAATTACAATACTAATAAGTTAGGCTTATTTACACAGATTGCAACCAGTTCGTTCTTCCCTGGAAGAGTAAACGTATCTCTCGCTTATCTTGCAGACGTTTCGGGAGGTCTATTTGAATTAAACCAAAATAATAGAAGCTGGCAGGACGTACAGAATATATTTGTTGCGGCAACTACAGCGACTATCAAACAGTTTGATAATAAGAAATACAGTAACCAAGTAAGTACTGATGGTATCAAGGCTATTTACAGTAGTGGTTACAGCTATAGCCCACAGCTATACTTTGCTACCGGATCTGACACGAGACTGTATTTTCAATATTTAGGATCAGACTTAGGAGGTAGTTTTAGAGGCTACGCCTCTGGATCAGCAGGCAATAGCTTTATTAGCGGAAGCGGACCAGTTCCACCGCGATTCCCCGTAGTCCTAGATCCCGGAACTTCTGTACGTTCAGGTAAAATATACAACTACTTAAACGCAGAAGATCCTGCAAGTTCAGATTTCGCAACAGGATCAACCTCGCCGGCTATATGGCCAAACTATACTGCTTTAATTGCAGGACAGAGAACATTTACAATCAATTTAGGAATCGATGTATTATTCCCTGACCCATCTATTGTAGGCAGTAACTCTATACAGTATACTTGGGCTGCTTATAAAAACTCAAGCGAATTAATAGGCACCTCTCAGAACCTCAACTTCACATCACAATACTCTGCCGGAGGCGGTACAACTACCGGATCTATACTAGGAGAGAATTTAACAGGTAGCTTTTCGTTATCGTACGGGCCAGTAGGCGGATCTTCTTACTCAGAGCCCGGCCCATTCAACGTAGTGATCGATGGAATTAATCACGGAACAGTTAACGGAACCGTCGATTACGCCGTATACGGATATCAATTGAACGGAGGACCTACGTTAACGTCTAATTTTCCAAGTAGCGTTACAGGTGATATAGCAAACTATTTAAATATCGTTGACGTGTCTCCCGGCGCGAATCCTCCAACACGACTAGACGGAATATCAGCAGGCGGCGGAGGCGGGGCACCGTTTAACATCTCCGGATCATCTTTGTCCCTTAATTATACAACACCCGTAGTTAATTTAGCTCCAGGCGATAAAGTAGAATTCAGATTAACCCAAGCATACTTGACAACCGGGAACTTTACAGCATCTATAGTTCAAGGAGCATCTAATACCTACCTGGTAACTCAACCTGCTGCAGTAGGTACAGGGGGGTATCCGTTTACAATAATCACAGGATCCGGAACACCAATTTATTCAATTTCTGATGTAACCGATACCACAAGTATAATCTCACTAAACAGTCAAGTATCTTCCTTCTTACAGTACCAATTCGTACCTTATTTTATTTCAGGAGCATACATCATATCTAGCAGCTTATATGACAACTACGGTGACGTTAACTATCCGTTTAATCC